GCCTCGGCCTTCGCTGACCGTCATGGTCATGCCGGGGAACCACTCGAAATCTTCCCGAGCTTTAGTTGTAATTTCATCGCTGATGAATGGGCCGCTGTGAAGCAGACCCAAGCGCTGTTGCATCGCCACAGGAGACGTGCCCGAGCCAGTGCGGTAGTGGATAGGATGCCCCCAGATAGAAGCAGCACCGTCCAGCGCCAAAGACTTACCCGTGCCTGACTCGGTTGAGCAGCAGTGAACAGTCAGGCCATACAGACCAGTGAAACGCATCAGCGGTGAGCCAGCACCCATGAAGATAACCGCCAAGTGATCCCACATCTCGCGAGCCACGAGCATCTGAATGAACTTAGCCCAAGTTTCCAGATCGCCAGTCAACTGCGTGTTGCTGGTCAAATTCTCAAGCCCCGGCATAGGGATGCGCACAGGTTCTTGGTCACGTTTGTAAACCATATTGGCGTGTACGAAGCTATCGTCTTTCTGCCAGCCGTAGTGCAGGGGCACTCGGATTGGAACGCGCTCGTCGCTCATCTTTGCCACTGATGCACGCACATAGTCGGCCAAATTCTTATCGTTGCCGGAGCCGAACGCAGACAGGATGTTCTGTGCAGCTAGTACCTTCACAGTCTCGTCCTTACTCACCATGGCCTTTTGGGGCATGATGATCTCTTGCGTGCCGTAGGTGCGGCAAGCCAGCAAGTGAACCACGTGTTCACCGTCAATATTCAAGATGTCCACAGGGAACAAGTCGAAAGGCAGCAACATAACTTGGCGCTTAATCTTGTTGCCGTCTGCATCCACGTCTTCCTTTTCTTGGAAGATGCCACCGCGCTGACCATAGGCGTAGCCTCGGGGTGGCTCGGGGCGTAGGATGCGCTCTGCTTCGCCGTCTTCGGTGTGAATCTCAACAATAGTAGGCTCGGTGACAGTCGCGATCTCGCGGCCCAGTGCCAACGGATTAGTGATCTTGCCCCAGTGTACACACGACGTACACACGCCGGGGTTTTCCGAATCAAACTTGGTACATGGGTACGGCCCTTTGATCTCAGCCAATTTTTGCCGCATCCTATCCTCAGTATAGGGGTGCAGCTTGCTCAGCCAGATCGCTGCCCGCTCGCCGTCTTCACACTTCTGAGCAATGCTCAGGTGCGCTCTCCACAGCGGCTCCATGCCGTCATCGGTTGCGTTCTCAACGTAGTACCTGAGTTGCTCACAGCCGTTACCGGCTTTAGTGGCCTTGAAGATTTTGCCAAACTTGGTCACGCTGTTCTCGAACAACTTGATGGCAGTTGGCTCTGCTCTTGGGCGGTGGCCCGGCAGTGCTAGCGTTGGGCCGCTTGGGGCTTTTACTTCGTAAGCTGTACCGACCAGATGCTTGGTGACAAGCGCCTTGATGTCTTCGAACTCGAAATGGTCACCCTCGTTTTGGAACACGACCTTGGTCAAACCCCGAACCTTCTTCTTGCCCTTAACGCCGTTGTTCACGGTGTCAGGTACGCGCAGGACTCGGGACGCATCCGCGGTCACGGTCTGGTCAATGTCGAGCTTCTTTTGAAAGCACAAGCGCTTGAACCCTTCAGCCACAGGCTTCCACTCTTCCTTGTCCACGGCTTCCTTGAACGGCCAGTATGCGTGCACACCACCGCCAGATGCAACAAGCCACGGCCTGCCCAAATCGGACAAACCCACCTCATCACAGAACGCTAATAGTGCCTGTACTGCCGCTTTAGCGGAAGCGTATGCTTTTGGTTTGATGTTACCTTTGTCATCAGGTATATCTTTAGGGTGATTGCAATCAATATCCACTGCAATGCACTTGACCATTTGGACATTGGTTGCAACGCGTGAGTCCTTATCGCCAAACGTTCCGAGCGCAAAATAAACGTCATAGTTGTTTTGCTTCCATTGGTTTATCTTCGCTTCGGCTTCTTGTAAATTGTCAACATATACGTGTTCCTTTTTCTTGGTGAGTTCTGCCACGCAATAGCGTCCGTTGCCCGGAGACGGCAAAACCGCCGCCATAAACTCTAGCGGTTCCATTCATTTCCTTCGGGTTATTTAAAGAGATCGAGCTGACCTTCTTGGGGGTACAGGTGCGTTTCTGTTGGGGCAAGAGCGATGTATCGGCGCAGCAGTTCGTGTTGCCATGCGAGGGGCATGCCTTCATTGGAATCAATGAACATGGCTGAGTACTGAATCAGTTCCGAGTTACTGAGGGATCGAGGTTGTATTCCTTGCATATTCTTCTCCATGCTTCGTCGGCCGTCTTGGACGTCGACATAATTTTTGTTAAAAGTTCTACCCTGTTTTGGTACGCCACAAAAACATCTTTGCCTTCAAACCAGTTGTACACAGTTTGTCGGGTGACGCCAAGCGCATATGCAATTTTTGTAACAGGGAAGTCCAAATGAATAGCCCAACGCCCAAGGGTACTCCCAAGAGTTTTAGGCGATCGAGCCACGAGTTCAACGATTTTGTCTGAGTATGGCATTGTCTTACTTTAAAGGTGGGGGTAGCGCGACCTTGAAGTCAGGGGAAACACAACCGTAAGTATGTTGGCGGATATCTAACGAGGTCTAAAAAATCCAAAGAAAAAAAACACCCCGACTTACGCATTGCGACCGCCCTTGCTACCCCCTGAACTTACTTATTCATCATCCCAATCAGACACGATGTCAGCCAGTTTGCTTTTCTTAGCAGGCACAGCACTTGGCTTTGCCGCCTCTTTGCGAACTTCTGGTTCACCTGCGTCTTCCACGGGTTCTGCTTTCACCTTTGCTTTGGGCGCTGGCGCTTCTTCAATCTCGTCTTCAACAGGTGGTTTGCCTGCAAGTGCAAGTGGTGCAGCTTTTGGTTTCACTCCATCAGTCTGGGCAACCGTCATGCGGATTGCATCCATCGCTTCTTGGGTGTTGCCTTTGGCCTTGGACAACTCGTACTCTACATTGGTCAACCAACGCACAGGGGAAAAGAACAACTTGGGAGACTCAGCCTTGGTATCAAACTTCATGCGAGTCACGATCTTCTCAACGTCAACGGGAGGTGACGCCAATGCGAGGTGACGGACATAGGCTTGAAGTGGGCGCTTGTCACCATCTTCTTTACCGAACACGGATGTCGCGGGCAATGTCAACTGCAACACTTCATCAGGGTTATCAGCAAGCATCACCGCCAAGCGCTGTTGGTAACGGCAAGCGCGGCTATTACCTTGGCCTGATCCGGCGATGTTTTGTTTGCAAGTCATGCATGTAGGCGCTTGTGGCGCTTTGATGGACGCATCGGGCTTTTCGCCATCGTTAGACCAGCAATCGGGTCCAGTGATGTTGTCACCATCGTACGACTTGGCATAGAAGATACGGCTTACTTTGGGCGCGGCTTTCACCACGATCACGTCAAGATGGCGCTCCTCAATGGATGCCATCTCTTTGCCACCGGCTACTAATCTAAACACACCGCCTTTGATAGAGATGCGCTTGGAAGAGTTGAGCGTTCCACCCATGAGGGCTTTGGCTGTTTCGGAAAGTTCTCCGTTTTGTGCGAATGAAGGAACTTGTGCGGGATTGAATACGGATATGTTGGACATAGGGTTTGCTTTCAATTAGAAGGTTTAGTGATACGAATCTCGTACTCCGTGATGGAGTTCAAGCCCGGTGGAACGGCACCGGGGTTTTCTGCAAGGAACTGCGCCATGTTGCTCTGAGCCACGCGCTTCTCCAACAGGTCAACGGCTTCGTGCTCGATGATGAATCGTTTGAACGAATCCCAGTCTTGTGTTGAATACTTGGTCTTGGTGATCAGACTAACCGTTCCGTGGGCAGTCCTTAATGATGCGACCCCATCGGTCTTCATCATGTCTTTGAGCGCAAACTTGATCTCCTCTTGTTGGGCTTTGAGTGTCTCAAGTTTGGTGTCGTACTCTTGCGTGAGAGTGTCGACTTTTTCTTTTATCTTGCGATAAATCTGTACGAGTTTTTCTAACGGTATTGTTTCTGTTTCTGTATCCATGTTGTTTCTCTCTTCTCTTGTTGTTGTCAAGTGTTAGACATTCTATATCAGTTTTTTATTTCATTGCAACTCCTTTTGAATATTTATTTCGTTCTCAAACATTTGTGTTACCAAATGGTTGTCGCTCACTTTGGCTTCAAGCGCTTTGAACATTTTTTTCTCGATGGGCGAGCCTTGGATGTGAATCACTGTTACCTTGTCTGAGTTCTGCCCCTTGCGATCCGCTCTGGCAATGGCTTGTGTGTATTGCTCAACGCTCATCAGGGGTCCATAGAATACCACCGTATCGGCGGCTGTCAATGTTATCCCATGCGCAGTTGCTTGTGGTTGCATCACCAAGACCCTAGGGTTTTCCTCATTCTGGAATCTCCTAATAATGTCCGAGCGTTTTGATGGGGTAACCGATCCGTTGATGAAATCTGCCGTGATACCACGCTTAAGTAAATGGTTGTATATCGCGTCAATTGTGGATTTGAATAGAGCAAAAATAATTACTTTGCGCTCAGTCTCTTCCAGTATTTCCTCAAGCACACGCAGTCTTGGAGACGCATCGAACTCGACCACTTCTTTGTCATCGGTATATGCTGCACCGCAACTAATCTGTAATAACTTGGATACAGATGCGGCAGCATTAACGGCACTAATGGTTTCCCCTGCTGCTTGAACAAGCATTTGTTCTTTGAGCATGTTGTAGTACTTGGCTTGTTGTGGTGTGAGTGGCACTTCGCGTGTCATGGTGAGCACTGGGGGCAAGTCCAAGCATTGTTCTTTGGTGAACCTGATCGCAGGTTGCAGCGCTTCATGCACCAAGTCTTTGGCGTTGGGCTTGGGTGACCACTTGTACATTGTCACTTTGTTCATCACCATGTCTCTCCACCCTGTGAAGAACATCGGCACGCCTGTGGGATTCACGAGCTTGGCCAAACCGTACGCATCGACTGGAGACTGAGACGCGGGGGTTCCAGTCATCATCCACAAATGTGTGTCAGGGCGCAGAATGGACTTGAGCGCTTTCCATCGTTTGGTGCTCACGGTTTTGTATGCGTTGGCTTCGTCAACAATCACGAGATCAAAGCGGCCATCGTTCACGACTTCATTGGCAATCAGGTTCAGCCCGTCATAGTTGGCAATGACGAACTCATAGTTCTGTTGGATCATCTCGATCCTGCGGGTAGCTTGCGCATGGTGCGCGACAACGGCAGAGCGATGGATGATACTGTTGTTCAAGTCGCTAAGCCACGCAGACTGCATGATGGACAAAGGACAAAGAATCAAACAACGTCTCACATGCCCAATCTTCATCAAGTAGTCGGCTGCCCATAGCGCTGATAGTGTCTTGCCCGTACCGGGCTCTGAGAATACAAAGGCTTTCTTGTGCAGTGTGAGGAATGATGCCGTCTCGATCTGGTGTTGCATGGGCATGAAGCGCCCGGGCCATTCATAGCGTTTAATGATCGGAGATGGTACGTTCTTGACACCAAGATTCTTTAATACTCTTACCTCGTCAAGCCCCCAATACACCGCTACATCGTAGCCATCGTCTTCGCGTTCGATGATCTTGTGCTTGGGAATGACTTGGTACTTCTCAGGGTTTCTTGTTCTAAAAACTAAGGCTTTGTTCTCTATGATATCCATCTGTTTCTCTCTCGTTTACTTTTTGTTCTTGCCGTAAATGTTGCCGTGTTCATCGCGCCAACTTCTGTTTGTACTCTTGGGTACTACCCTCAAGTTCTTGGCTACGTTCTTACCGCCTGCATCCAGCATCTTGATGTGGTCCACTTCCTTTTTCTCCCTTCTTTACTTTGCCTAGCTTCATCTCGATAGCACGGGCTTTGTTGCGCTCTTCGCGCATCTTCACTTCTTTGGGCGAAGACTCGTACTTGGTGTTGTATGCAATCTTCTCAGCGCTTGATTTACGTTTGGTTGCCATGATTAACTCCTTAATGTTTGGGATGGTTCTCACAAGATGTCACAGGACACCACGGACACAAGCCTGATGGTTTTGGGTTCCATACACCAGTGGCGTGGGCTTGTTCGATTCTAGCGATTCGCTGTCTGTATTGCCACCACTCTTGTGGGGTTTGCTCGACTGTCATGCTGTGCTTTACGAAGTCTTCTTTGACCACGAACACAAGCGCTGAGTTGATCTTCCTGATGTGTGGGAAATGGGCGAACACCATGAGCGACATTAGCTTTAACTGTTCACGATCCGGATACTTGTTGTTGCCGGTCTTGTAGTCCACTACCCATGCGGTCAAGTTGTCGTCATCAATGATGAGCAAGTCTGCTACACCACGCACCCACACATCCTTATCAAACCATCCGGTTGGCTTTAAGTCTGTGGTCAACGCCATCTGGAACTCACACAGCTTGCGCCCATCTTTCTTCTTCAACGCATCAAGCGTGCTTTGGCAGTACATGAAAGCCTCGGGTAAGTCCTTGCCTTCCTTGATGTAATCTTCTGCTGCTTTGTGGAACTCTTTGCCATACAACGTGGCGTCTGTGTCTTTGAACGGGAAGTTCTTGAGCACCTTCACCTCGTGGTATCGGCGTGGGCATCCCTCGTATTCTTTGAGGGAACTGTGTGACCATGTGACGTTCATTAGAATCTCGCTGATTGAATTGCTTTGGTTAATCGGTTGGCAAAGCCAGTGACGAACTTCTCGTCTTTGTTCAATGTGTGTTTACCCATGTCGTTGAGTATGGCGTGAACCAACTCGTGCCAAAAGGTATCTGTCATCATTGCTTGGCTGTACCGCTGTCCTGTCACATTGCTCTTGGCTCCGATCGTGATGCGTTGGGTGTCGTGGTTAATCGTCCCCATTGTTCTGCGTTGCAGCATTGTCTCTACCACTTCGATCGAATACCGTCGCTTACCGACTCTTATTGTTTTTGGTATCTGTGTAACCATTCTCTCTCCTTATTGTTTTGCTAACCCATATCTACGGTGAGCGCCACCGTCAGCGTCCAAAGGTAGCCCCGGCATGTAGCGCGGCTCAATGGTCATTTGCTCCAAGACCCAAGTCTTGGCTTCTTCCACCTCAGCATCAGGCACGACGGCGATTAGCTCGTCATGTACTGTGCCTGCTATGAAGTATCTTTTGGATACTCTAAGCATTCCGTCTGTCATCACAATGCGCGCGAGCGCTTGTGTCACGTTGTTCGTGATCTTTCCTGCATACAACTTGGTAGCGTCTGGCCCGTATACATACTGGCTCCTACCTTTATCGTCTTTAACAATGCGTAAATCGGGGTACAGCAATTTCATGCCGTTGGGTAATTGTATTTCTTCCTTACGGAATGTCAAGCACTTGTAGGTGCGCTCCTCCCCGCCGTACAAAGACTTCTCCAAAAGCCCAGAGCACATCTCCCAAAATGAGGCAACCTGATACGCGGTGTTACGGTAGATGTCGATGATCTTCTTGGACGCTACTGCATGCACCAAGAGCTCCTTGGAGCTACAGGTGTGCGGGATTTCTTCCAAGCGTTTGGCGTTCTCATCCCATTCCAAAAACTTCTCAATGTACTCG